GAAGAAAACGATGATGACATGCCAATTATATTTAGTGCCATTCCGCAAAAGGGAATAGCGTTTGAAGAAGGCCCATTTGGAAACATCGAGACTCATTGGCGTAGATTCAAGGTTAAAGCGCGTAACTTAGAGCGTCACTGGCCCGGATTTAAAGCCTCGCCAGAAATTCAGAATGTTATTAAAAACTCACCTGATACTGAGGTAGATTGTAGTGAGGGTGTAGTGTATATGCCTGACGCAAAAACATACTATGGTTGTGTGTGGATAGATAAAGAAGACCGTATAAGCTGGATGCAAGATTATGGGGAATCAAGCCCGTGGGTAAGTGGTCGGTACTCTAAAGTATCTGGTGAAATTCGTGGTCGTGGCCCAGCACTACAAGCACTTCCTGATGTCCGGTCTTTAAACAAAGCCAAAGAGTTTGTACTACAGAAAGCTGCTATTGACCTAGCGGGTATGTACACAGCTACTGATGACGGTGTAACTAACCCGTATAACATCTCTATTAGTCCCGGTATCGTTATTCCTGTAGGTTCTAACAACTCTTCTAACCCATCCATTCAGCGATTAGACACTGGCAGTAACTTATCACTAGCTCAGTTTGAAATTGTTGAACTACAGAACGCTATTAAACGTGCATTGTTTAATGATCTGCGTGATCCAGGTGGCCCTGTACGGTCTGCTACTGAAGTTGCTGTAGACGCTCGTGATCTGTCTAAGCGTATTGGTTCTGCGTTTGGGCGCTTGCAGACTGAAGTGTTAATCCCTATTATTAAGCGCGTTGCTTACATCTTGACTCGTAGAGGTTTAATTACCCCTATACAGCTAAACAGTAGAGACATTGATATTAAGTTTTTGTCTCCATTAGCTAAAGCTCAAGACGGTGAGGACTTAATGTCTGTTCAACAAGCTGTTGCCTTTGTGCTTCAGACTGCTGGGCCAGACCAAGCTAAGATTGCGTTTAAGCTTGAGGACTTCGGTACTTGGGCAGGAGGTAAAACAGGTATGCCAGCAGAGTTAATTAGAAGTGACGCGGAAAAAGCACAGGTTATTCAAGCTGGTGCTGAAGCTGCACAGGCTGGTATGCCACCTGCACAGCCTCCAATGCAATGAGTTGGGACGAAATAGACAAAGTATCGGTTAATCCTGATGCTGCTAAACAGCAAAATGCGGCCAAACGGTCGCAGGCTGCTGAGTTGGCTAAAGCGTACAACAGATGTTTTAACTCTGAAGAAGGAAAGCAGGTTATTGCTGATTTGCACAAAAGGTTTATTTACGACAACGATACATCTTTCGGTTCTATTAACGCTGATTATGAAGCTGCTTATCATAATGGTGAATCTGGAGTAATTAAATTTATTATTAATCAAATCAACCAAGCAGAAATTCTATGACTAAAGAAGTTACAAAACGTGCTGTCAAAGTTACGCCAAAAGTTCTTATAGGCGAAGAATCTAAAAGGTATTTAGACAAAATTGAATTTCAAATGTCATGGTTAGATGATCTAGCTAAAGAATATAAATTTGATAGCTTTGATTATGTACACAAATTTTGTGCATTTCGGTGTAATCGGAATGGCAGAAGCGTTGAATGGATTGACGTTAACTCTCTTGCCTTGCTAAATGGAAAGCGCAGATTATGCGAGATTAAACTTAAACACCAACCACTGGGCAAGTTAAGAAAGATTATTGACTTACCTTGGGAGCAATTATGTTAGAAGAACAGGCCGCACCAGAAGAAACAACCAGCGATACCCTGTTGGATCAAGCATCACCAACATTAAATGAAGGCGAATACTTTTTATCAGAAGGAATTAAAGGCGCTGGGGATATGCCAGAATGGTACAACCCTAGCAAATACAAATCTGTTTCAGAACAAGCCAAAGCGTACACAGAGTTAGAAAAAAAGTTTGGAGGATTTACAGGCGCACCTAAAGATGGATACAGTGGCCCTGAAGGAATAGAGTCTGATGATGGATTATTATCAGAGTTAACTGAGTTTGCTAACAAAACTAATATGTCTCAAGACGCATTTAATGATGCATGGGAATTGTTAAGCACACAAGGTGAAGTAGCTGAAGAATACAATCAAGAGCAAGAGTTGTCCAAGTTAGGAGACAACGCACAACAGCGAATTAAAACTGTTGAGGGCTTTATGAAAAACAATATGAGTGCTGATGATTTTGAATCTGCTCGTAGTTTGGTAACTTCAGCAGAGTCAGTTCAACTAATTGAAATGTTAGTTAAAGCTACAGCCCCAACTAAACTGCCAATTGAAGGTGGTGAAAGCCCTACGGGTCTAACTTGGTCTGATATTGAATCGGAAATGTTTAAAAAAGATGAGCAAGGTGGTCTTCTTCGTAGCTCTAGTGTAAGCCACGATGCAAAAATTAAACAAATGATGCAGGATTACGGTGGAAATACGCCACATCACCGGACTGTTGGTTGATAACATAGGGGTATTCAAGGTATAATTCAATAACTGGATACCCTTTCTTAAAGGCCCGGTAAATTTAGGTTGAATGCTGACCAATTTACTGGGTACTCAGCACAGACCTTGAAAAACTTTTTATTAATTACTCTTTTTCGAGGAATCTCCCATGAGTAAAAATCTATCTGCTGTAGCTGTCACCGAATTTGACAGTATGGTCAAGCATGCCTATCAAGGTACTGGCCTATTGAGAGGTGCTGTAACTCAGCGCAACAATGTAGTTGGTGATACATATAAATTCCGTCGTATGGGCAAAGGCCTTGCTAACCAGAAGTCTACTTCTGACCTAGTAACTCCTATGGACGTATCACACGAATTTAAAACTGCAACTTTAAGTAACTGGAATGCTCCTGAGTACACCGACATGTTCGATGCTCAAGATGTTAACTTTGATGAGAAGCAAGAACTAGCAAGCACTATTGCTATGGCTCTAGGTCGCAGAACTGACCAGCTTGTTATTGATGCGATGGATGCCTCTACTCCGCTAACTGCTACTATTAACACTAACGTGGGTGGAAACAACACTAACCTTAACATGGCAAAGGTTATTAAAGCTCAAGTTGAACTTCGTAATCAAGGTGTGCCTAACTCAGAATTGTTTGCTGCGGTAAACGCTCTTGGTCTTGGTGGACTTCTTAATGACGAAACCGCTACTTCTGCTGACTATCAAGCTATTAAAGCTCTAGTAAGCGGAGAGATTGACACATTAGTCGGCTTTAAGTTTATTATTCTTGAATCTCGTATTGAAGGTGGTTTAACCACTGCTGGTGCCGTAGTCGATTCTTACTTCTTTCAACGTCCTGCTATTGGCATTGCCATTGGTATTGACATGAAAACAGAAATTGATTGGGTTGCTGAACGTACTTCTTGGTTGTGTAACGGAATGCTGAAGGCTGGCTCTGTTGTGCGCGATGAAGGTGGTTTAGTTAAAGTTCAATACACTCAAACAGCATAAGGAAAATATTATGGCATTTGCAAGAGCAGGATTTTGTCGCATTGGCGGCAGTGGTACAGGCGGCAGCACTTGGCAGTATACTTCTACTGATGCTAAGGCTGTTATTGATAACGCAGATTATTTTCTTGCGGCCCTCAGTGAGTTAAGCATAGGTGATCTAATTATTTGTAAAGACACCACCAATGCTGCTGCACCAGTAGTGCATTTAACTTACATCAAGACTCAAACCGCTACAAGCATTACAGCGGCTGCGGGTATAGTAGTAACCGCGTAAAGTAAAAAAGCACAACGTCTGGGGGGTTCGCCCCCCTTTCTTTAAGGAGAGAAACATGCCAAAAGGTACAGGTACATACGGAAGCACTAAAGGCCGTCCACCAAAAAAAGTTAAAAAGCCAAAATAATAATCTGAGGTTTATATGGAACTTAGAAAATACTCAACAAAAGAAAAAAAGGCAATGAATGCTAAATCAGCATCTGATAGGGCCGAAAAAAAAGCAAAAACAAAAGCTGCGCTTATTAAAAGACAAAAAGCAGTAACAGCTAGACAAAAAGTAGGCGAGCAAAAGCGAAAAGAAAGGCAAGAAAGAATAGATGCTAGAAACGCTAAAATAGCCGATGCTAGAAAAAACCGAAAAAAAGTTGGCGATAAAAGGCGTTCAACAAATAAATCTATGCTAGATCATTTAATTAAGCATTAAATAAAGGCAAGAATAATGGCAACAAAGATTGGGTTAATTTCTAACGCTTTGATTTTGATTGGTGATTTACCAATTACATCTTTAAGTGGAAACTCACGAGCAGAAACTGTTGCCAACAACCTGTATGACAACATTGTCCAAATGGAACTTACCAAGCATCGGTGGGGATTTGCTAGGCGTAAAGCGCAGTTAGCATTAACTACAGAAACTCCAATTGGCACCGAATATCAAAACGTGTATCAGTTACCTACTGATATGCTTGTTCTTATTAAACTAGACCCGGCAATCCAATACAGGATATATGGTAATAAGGTGTATGCAAATACGTCTGGCCCTTTGTATTGTGACTACATTGCTAATGTGTCTGAAGGCGAGTGGCCTGTCTACTTTGCTAAAATGATTGAATACGCTTTGGCTATGGATTTTGCGCCTTCTATTAGAGACAGTGCAGCATCAGCCGAAGTTAATGCGGGTAAGTATATAAACGCCTCACGAATGGCACGATACACAGACTCCCAGCAATATCCTACCGAGCCGCTTAGAAGCCAACCCTTTATTAATGTGAGGCGCTAATGCCTAGATCAAGTTTTCTTCAAAGCAGTTTTGCTAGTGGCGAACTGTCTCCGTTATTAAAAGGCCGTACAGACCTAGAGCAATACTATGCTGGTCTAGCTACTGCTGAAAACGTGGTTATTGTTCCTCAAGGTGGAATGAAAAGACGGCCTGGAACCGAGCATATTGGCGATGCTATTAGAAACACTACGCATTACACATCAGGGTTTACGCTAACAGTTCCTAACGGTGGTACGTTGTCTCATGTAAATGATCTTAAAGATTCAACTAATAGTGTTACTACTGCTAGCATTGGGACTACTGGTGTAGGTGCTACAGAGTATATAGTTGCTCATTATGATCTAAGCACTCAAACTACTGGCGTTAGATTTGTAGATGTAAGGGGTATTAAATTATCTGTTGTCAATACAGACACAGCACAGTTTAAAATACAAATATCAAACAACAATTCTACTTGGGTAACATTGCATACTATTGCAGTAACTAGTTACCCGCAAAACATTCGGATTAGAAACAACGTAGTTTATTCTAGCCCTTACGTTAGGTTAGTAAGAACAGGTGATACTGGCGATCTAGGCACTCAAAAGCTGTCTATTTCTGATTTTAATACTTATCTAGAAACTGGCAGCGCATCTCCTGTTAAAACATTTGATTTTAGCATTGAGGACGATAGACGTTACTTAGTTGTTATTAGTCAGGGTAATGGTGCTTTCTATCGGATTCCTTACGAGGGCCAAGCAGGTACTACGTTTGTAGGTGACATTAGGCTTCCATACACTGCTGCTCAAGTAACTGGAGTGCGTGACGCTCAAACAGAAAATGTTATGCTATTGTTCCATGAGGAACATCCATCTAAACGAATTATCAATGACGGTGCTAATAACGCAAATTCTTTTGTTGTAGATAACATTCCATTCTTAAACGTCCCTCAGTACGATTATGATGATGCCAGCAGCCCTACACCTACTAATGATGTGCAAATTTTGACGTTTGGATCGCAATTTGTTGCAGGAGATACATATCAAATTGATGTAGAAGGCGTGTTAAGTAAAAGCATTACCTTTGCTGGTGACACTGGCGGTAATCAAGAATCATCTACAACTTTTAACTTACAAAAGAATCTACAAGAAATGCCTGTGTTTGGTGAGTCAGGTGTTGATGTAGCTAGAACTGGTGTTTTGCAATACACAATTACTATTAGTGGCGAGTCTACTAAAAACTTTGAAGTGTTTACTGGATTTCCTACTAGTGGTATTAGCCATGCAAACCAAAAAATCACGTTTGCTAAAACTCAAAATGGCTCCCCACGCAAAGAAGATGTTTGGAGTGCTACCCGTGGTTATCCTAAAATGGGCGCATTCCATGAAGGCCGCTTATGGTTAGGTGGTACTAGGTCTAAACCGCAAAGTTTATTTGCCTCTAAGTCTGGATCATTTTTTGATTACTTCTTTGAAGAAGGTTCTGATGATGAAGGTATGTTTATTACTATTACTGCTAGAAGTTTAACTGACATTGTAGATATTAACTCTGATCGCGGGTTACAGATATTTACTACTGGCGCTGAATTTCTTGTTAAAAACAACACTCCATCTACAGTGTCTATTGTTGCTCAGACTCAGCATGGTGCAGCAGACCTAGAAGCTCAGTCAGTAGATGGTGCTACTTTGTTTGTAGACCAGAACGGTAGAACGCTGAGACAGTATCTGTTTAATTTTAACGAGGATGCTTATACGTCTAATGACATATCAGTGTTGTCCTCTCAGCTTATTAATAACCCACAAGACATCTCTATATTGTCAGGTACTACTTCAGAAGATGCTAACTGGGTATTTATTATCAATCAGGACGGCACAGGAGCCGTTCTAAACACCGTTAGATCTCAGGACATCAATGGGTTCACTAAGTGGATTAATGGCGACACAGGCATCTCAGACAAGCTTAAACTGGCTTCTGTAACGTCAGTTAACAACGAGATGTATATTGTTAACAGTCGCGGTGGATTAACCCCCTGGTACTTTATTGAACGGTGGAGTTTTGATCACCTAATGGATTCGTCTGTTAAGCTGTCTAATGTCACTACTAATGTAGTTAATTTGGGTACAGACCACCTAAACAATAAAGTTGTTAGTGTTCTAGCTAATGGAAACACATTACCTAAAAGACAAGTAGACCTTAACAACGGCACAATTACATTAACTAATGAAGAGCTTTCTGGGGGTGCATTGAATTTGGAGGTAGGGTATAACTTTGTACCTAAGATTGTGCCAATGCCGTTAAACACCAGTTCTCAAGCTATTAGCCAAAACGCTATGCGAGAAAAGAAGATTACTCGTATGAACATTAGAGTGTATGAAAGTGCTAATGTGTATATTGATGACAACCCTGTTCCAGTAAGAGCATTTGGAGAGTCTGCTAATAGCCCTGTAGGCACCCCCTTTGAGATTAAAACTGGTATTATTCAGGATAACAATGGTGGTAACGGTTGGGGTGTAGACGTAGTTCCTGTAATTACTGTACCTGATGCCGCGCCATTCCATATTCAGGCTATTGAATACGAGGTAGAATCATCGTGAATCTAGCAGTTCAAGACAACATCTATAAGTTTCAGTCTATGCTTCAGTCTAGCGACACTATAGAATTAGCTGTAGAGCATCATTTTTCTGATGGCCTGTATGCTAGAGAATTGTTTATTCCTGCTGGTGTTTGCCTTGTAGGGGCTTTGCATAAGACTCGTCACATGTACATGGTGATGAAAGGTAAGTGCAAAGTATCAAGTCAGTTTGGTGAACAAGAAATTGAAGCGCCTTTTATTGGTGAAACAATACCGGGTACTAAACGCATTATCTATGCAGAAACTGATTGTGTCTGGGTAGGGTTTCATCCTACAGACCTTACAGACCCAGAAGAAATTGGTAAACAAATTTTAGAACCGGAGAAAGTTTAATGTGGGCAATCGTAGCGGCTATTGCTGTCTCCACTGTTACAACAGCAGTGGGACAGAGAAACGCTGGTAAAGCACAGCAAATAGAAATGAATCGAGCCGCAGAAGAGGAAAAGATTGCTGCCGAATCTCTTGAGCTACAGCGTAAACAAGAACTAAATAAAGTCTTAGCTGCTAACAATGCTGCTTTAGCTGCTGGCAATATAGGCATGGAAGGTACGCCTTCTAGTATTGCTTTAGCATCTGCTGAACAAGCTAGTCTTAGTGAAGGCATGGCTGGTCTAAGCTCTCGTTTAAAGCAAGCTCAGTTTAAACGCCAAGGTGCAACAGCAAAAAGTGCAGGTAATCTTTCTGCTGCTAGTACATTGCTGTCTGGTACTGCACAAATTGGACAAGCATACAATGCTGCTCAAGATCGAAAAACATAAAGGGTAATAAAGATGGCACAAAAACCAATTGGCTTTTACGGTAAGTTTACCCCTACTAGCATAGACAACACTGTTGGCAATAGATTTAAAGCATTAGCAGGTTTATCTTCAGAGGTAGGCCAGCTTGCTGTGGGCATAGGTAAAGCTAAAGCCGAAGAAGCAGCCCCTGAGCAGGCAGAACGAGCAGTCGCTAAAGCCAGGGAAGAAGGCACAGAGTTAGAGAAAAGGAGCGCATTATCTTGGGGTGGCACAACGTATAACAACGCGGCAGTTGGTGCTTATTATTCGGTCATTACTTCCGATATGGAAAATGCCATTCTTGATTCTAAAGCAAATAACCCTGATGACCTTGTTGCTTACCAAACTGAAGTAGATGCTAAAATTTCTGGATTGCTTAAAAATGCCCCAGAGATAGTTAAAGCCAAAGCAGGTCGCTATTATGAGCAAGCTAATGGAACGGCTGTTAGAGCAGTTAACAAAGCTGCAAAAATTAAAGCTGACAACAAGATTGGCGCTGATCTTTTGGTTGGCGCAGAAACGCAAAGAACAAACATTTCTAATTTATCCCGCGAAGGCATGCCTGACCAAGTTACTGAAAGTCTTGCTCAACTTGAATTAGATATGCAAGAAGGCATTGACGCTGGAGTGTTAGACCCAGTTAAAACAAACAGCTTCTTAAACTCAGTAAAAGATGACATTGTTATTCAGCAAGAATTAGGCAAAATTGATAGAACATTGCTTAATGAAGACCTGCCCGTAGCCGAAAGAATTATTAACGGCAAAACACTTGTTGAAACTTTGCGTACAACAGAACTAGCAGACTTAGATGCTACTCAAAAAGCCCAGCTAATTGATAAAATAGAAGCGGAAATATCTCAAGTTGAAACTAATTACCTTAAAGAACAAAATAAATTATCTGCTGATGAAATAAAAGTATTAGGTGATTTAGACGTAGCCATAACAAACAATGACATTTCTGATGAAGATGCTCTTGCACAAATTTATAAACTTCGTGAAGACGGCATAATTAAAACACCATCTCAATTTGCTACTCTTGTGAACAAAGTTAGGTCAGTGTCTGTTGCTCAACAAAAGAAACAAAGAGGAATGGCTAACGTAGGCGCTGCAATTGCTGGTGATTCCCCTATTACTGACGAGCCTATAACTCAAGCTTCTGTAGATGATTTCTATGAGCAGATGATTTCTGGGTTAAGCAATGAACCTCTTGCGCGTACTGTTCAGCAAACTATGATTGTTCAGCAGACTAGGTATGTTCCTACTATGCTAAAACAAGAGTTACGAAATGATTTGCTTTCTGGAGATCCTAATAAAGTTAGCGCGGCAGCAGACACAATGGATAGAATTTTAGAGATTCCTGGCCAAGCAGCAGCCTTTACTAATCAAGAGACAGCTTTTGCGGAGCAGGTTGGCTTAAACATGGAATACATGGATGGCGAAAAGGCCATTGAAATGGCTAGAAGAAACACTGACCCAACAAACAAAGCAGACATTGATGCTCGTGAATTATTTATTAAAGACAACAAAAAGAAGTTTTCAGAATCTTATTCTTCAGAAGTGGAATCCGCGTTTACAGGAATGTGGTCTGATTTAACAGCAAACGACATTAACAAAAATGACATGATTGCTGATTACGGCAAATTAGTAGAAGCAAACTATAAAGCGGGTACTACGCTGGAAGGCTCAAAACAAAAAGCAATGGCTCAAATACAAGCCAACTGGAACGAAAGCAGTTTTGGTTTTATGAAGTACAGGCCAGAAGATTACTATGGTGTTGATGGAGATGTGTCTTATTTAAAAGATGATCTTTACAATATTTTAGAAGAGTCTTATACAAGCCAAGGTTTAACTTTTGATAAAGAAGATATTTTCTTAAAGTCTGACAGCATTACGGCAAGAGAAGCTAACAGTGGGCAGCCTAGTTATCAGGTGTTTGTTCGTCTAAGTGATGGCACTTTAGGCTCTCCTTCTTTTATGGGTGAGAATGGCAAAGTATTAAACCGCTATCAGCCCGTAGAAGAAAAGGCAGCACAAGTTAAAGTAGTTGAAGCTGAAAACCTCATAGCCAGTGAAGCTGACATTGAAAAGACAGAATCATATAAGTCTGAATATGCACAATCACTTCTTGGGTTTGATACAAAAGAACCAACTACAGGCGGTAGATTTGAAGGAGGTTCAGCAGAGTTAGATGCTCGATTTAGAACTATGGGTATTGGCGAAAGTATAGACACCTTAGTCTCAGCGGTAGACCCTTATGTATACAGTCCGGGTGAAGCAATGGAAGATATGCTGACGGCAGCAAAAGAAGCTAGTGATGCTTACATTTCTAAAGTTAAAAAGAATAAGGGTAAATAAATGGGATTTGTAGCCACTCCTGAAGTTCCTCTTTACGGTGATAAGGTTCAATTTGATCCTGCTCAAGACACTGATGGCCCAAGTGTAGGCGATATTGCGGGAGCTTTTTGGCGGCAAGAGAACATTATAGGTTCAATGCTTAACCAAGAAGTTGGCCTTCCTAAGACCAAGGATGACCCTAACTTTGATGCTTACTCTTTCTTTACTCCAGACGAGAGGTTAGACAAGGGGTTTGTAATTAACGCTATGTACGCTGACAATGAAGATGAAATTATTGCAGTTCGCAAGCAGATGGAAAGAGAAAGAGCTGATAAGCAAACAATGGCTGAAGGCGGCGCAACATCATTTGTTGTTGGTCTCCCCGTTATGCTGGCTGACCCTATCTCTCTATTGTCTATTGGCGGTGCTGTAGTAAATACTTATAGGGCAGGTAAAGGAATCCTAAGTGCTGCTGCTGTTACAGGTTCTGTTGTAGGTGTTGAGACTGCGGCACAAGAAGCTGTATTGCATACACAGCAATTAACTAGAACCTTTGGTGAGTCTGCTATTAATATTAGTGCTGCTACTTTACTAGGTGGCGTATTAGGTGCTACCGCGCAAAAGCTGTCGGGGTACGGAGTAGATCAAAAGTTTATTGATAAATATGCTGATGTAATGGAAGTTGAGCCAAAGATTAACAATGGAATTAACCCTACTACCAATGCTCCCACTGAAGGGCAAGATAGTGTAGGTGCAATGCGCGCTTTTGGTTCTACGCAAGTTTCAGGAAAAGTTCCTAGAGCATTAACCAAGCTTTTAGCTTTTGACCCTTTATCAAGATCAATCACTGCGGATAAGAATATTGTTCGCGTTATTACTTCAATGATGGCTGAAAACCCTACTATGATGGATGGCCAGGTAGTGCAAGCAGCAGAATCATTAGCAAAAGCTCATTCGGGGAAACTTGGAGTTGCATTGCAAAGAAACGCAGATTTGTTTGCAGAGTATAAGAAAACTGATGGCTCATTAACTCGCAAAGAGTTTAACGTAGCAGTTGCTAGGGCTATACGCACTGGAGATAGTGACGTACCACAGATTAAACAATCTGCCGATACTTGGAATGCAGAATTATACACTCCCCTTAAAGATGACATGGTAGAACTAGGTCTTCTTCCTAAAGATGTTGAGGTTAAAACTGCTGCTAATTATCTTAATAGAGTCTGGAATAAAAACAAGATTCTTTCAAACTATTCAGGTTTTACTAACACAGTATCTAAATGGCTTGCAGATAAGGATGTTAATTTGTATGCCAAAGCTGCTGCTGCATCAAAAAAGGTAGGGTCTGCTACAGGGAAAGAGCAAAAGGAACTTCAAGCTTTGATTGATAAAGCTGAATTTAAACAAGGCAAAGATTTAGAAACTCAAGACTACGATTCTATAGCTGAAGAAATTGCCCAAAGAATTATTGGTTCCCCTGATGGCAGATTACCTTACGATTGGACATTGGGTAAAGGATCGCCTGGTGGAGGCGTAAACAACAAAGGAATTTCTGGAACAGCTTTACGCGGCCCTCTTAGAAACAGAGTATTTCAAATTGATGATGAGCTTGTTGAAGAGTTTTTAGAAAACGATATTGAAACATTGGGCGCTAGGTATTTGCAGAATGTTGCTGGAGACATTGAGTTAACCAGAAAGTTTGGCGATGTTAATATGACCGCTCAACTTTCAGAAATTACCAGATCGTATCAAGCAGATTTGCAAGCCGCTGGTAAAGGCACTCCAGAAGGAATAAAAATACAAGCTAAGTTGGCTGGAAATATTAGAGATATTGCAGGAATGCGCGACAGGATTCGTGGAGTTTATGGATTCTCTGAAGACAACATTTGGACGCGAATGGCTCGATCTTCAAGAGACCTAAACTACCTTAGATTGCTGGGTGGAGTAACCGTATCCAGCTTGCCTGATGTTGCTAGAGTATTTATGGCTGAAGGTTTCGTGAAAACATTTAGCGTAGGTCTTGCTCCTTTAATCGCTAATACCAAAACATTTAAAATAGCTGCGGCAGAAGCAAAACGATATGGCGTTGGAGATGACGTAATTAAGTCAGGGCGATCAGATGTAATTGCTGACGTAAACGATTACACCCAAGGCGGCACAATAGCAGAGCGAGGGTTGCGATCTGCTGTTAGTAAGTTTGGCAAGATTAACATTCTTGATTATTGGACTTCAGGAATAAAGCAGCTTCATGCAGTAACTATGCAAACGTCTATTTTTGATGGCCTATCTAAAGGAAAATACGACAAACGATTAGCGCGGTTAGGCATATCTGAAGCAGATGCTAGAAACATGTGGCTACAAGTAGATAAGCATGGAACAAAAACGGATGGGGTCTGGATTACTAACGCTAAGAACTGGGACGTTCCAGAGTTAGAAAGAATGTGGGGCGCTGCGGTTAGAAAAGAAAGTGATCGAGTAATCATTATTCCTGGCCAAGAGAAGCCTTTGTTTATGTCTAGGGAAATGGGCAAGACTATAGGCCAGTTTAGATCGTTTACTTTATCATCTACCCAGAGAGTATTGATTGCTGGACTTCAAAATCAGGATCACAACGCAGTAGGTGGTTTTGCAGCCCTTACGTCTATGGGTATGTTTTCATACTACCTAAAGCAAAAAATAGCAGGTCGAGAAATCAGTGATGACCCAGCAGTATGGGCTATGGAAGGCATAGATCGGTCTGGAGTTGCTGGAATAATAGGTGAAATTAACAACACTATAGAAAAAATATCAGGTAATAATGCAGGAGCTAGAGCCTTACTAGGTATTGATGCCCCTGCGTCTAGGTTTGTATCCAGAAGCGTAGCAGAGTCTATGCTAGGGCCGACATTTGGCAGCTTGTTAAGCACTACAGTAGCGGCTAGTAACGCCATAACTTCTGAAGGGCCAATGACAGAATCTGATGTAAGAACACTGCGGCGGCTAGTGCCATTGCAAAATTTGTTTTATCTCCGAAGGGGGTTTGATGCAATACAAAACTCAGCGGCTGATCTATAAACTCGAATGTAGTATAATTAGCACAATTATTGGGGTGCAGAAATGACAGTAACAGCAGCAACAACTAGGGATGACTTTATTGCCTCAAGTGGGCAGACGGTATTCCCGTATACGTTTACGGCTTTAGCTGAAGGCGATATAAAGGTATTGCAGAATGGCGTAGCTTTATCGCTGGGGTCTAAATACACCCTGAGTGGCATAGGTTCATACGGTGGTAATGTA